TCAATAACTTGTAAAAATACCTCAGGTGGCATCGGAGCAGTGAATGATGTGTTGACACGTTTCATTGCATCTGTTTGATATCTTATCGATGTACCAGCACCAGGATTGTACTCTACCTTATCTCCAGTTTGAAATGGATGATTTGGTAAGTAGAATGATCTTGTTGGTATGAATATATCCTTTGTCTCGTTTCCAAAGAATGATGTTGTTTGATTACCACCTCTCCCAGATACTGTGACTGTGGTACCGATTCCTACACCAAAAGTATTACCTGTTCCTACAGACGTTTCAGCATTGAAATAGTAAATTTCATCTTCTGGTGTGTTCAGATTGACAGGTTTTTCTAGTGAGTAAGTAAATTCATTTTCTATTCTTGTCAGTTCTGTTCCAAATGAATGAGCGACACCAGTTGTGCCATTCTGTGCTCTAAGAAATTCTACTCTATTATTATTGAAATCGAAATTATAAATCTTGAGTTGCTCATTTTCAATCTTGACTAAATCATTAATTTTGAACTTATAATCTTTTATAACATCAGGTAACCACTCACTTAATAATACACTTGTGGTCAATCCAGTTGCAGCACTGGTGCCCATACTCATACCAATTCCAGATCTTACAGTCTTTACCTTTATTCTTGATTGTGTTGTTAGATTAGTGTGTGTTGACGTAGATATACCTATCACTTCTACGAATGCATTATTAGCAAGATTGTGAGGACCTGTATGTATTCCAGTCACAGTGTCACCATTTGATATCAATACGATATCATCAATCTCTGTAATAGTTGATGTGATAGTGCTTATGCCAGGTCCTTCAATAAAATTCACCTGACCTATAGCACCAAAACCACCAGTAATACTGTTATCAAATACTAATTTATCTCCCACATTGTAATCTTTACCTGAATTTACGATTTCAATTCTATCAACAAAACCATTTTTTGTTTTTGTTATCTTGGAGATAATATTTGTATTTTTGTTGGCATTAGGTACAAAATCATATTCATTAATGTTGTATGCTTGCGTATTTCTGACAAAACCTAATGATATTGGATCTAAATCTTGAGTTGATTCAAATGCAGTATTGAATTTATCTAAAGTAGAGTAGTAAGAATCTCCTATTATGTAAGGGAACAAAGGAGTCCTAACACCATCAAAAGGACTATTGGCATTGTTGACTTGTATAGGTTCGACTGTGGTGTAGTAAGCATATACACCATTAGGATACTCAGGTGTAGGAGCAAATCTTCCATTGTGCTCGTCAAGATCACCTGTGCCCTCAACATATGTAAAATCTTCTATGAAAAATCCAGCAGGGTATATACTGATATTAGGTCCGTCAACTCTTTGACCAGCTAACTTACGATAACTTGATTCAATATATTTTTTATTACCATCAACTATGGCGAAAGGTCCGTAAATTGGATTACCGTCATACGCCCAACCAACAATCGGTGAATGATCCTGTCCCACATCACCCAAGAAGTTCCTTAGATTTCTTGGAATGTAATAATTTACGTATGGATTACCTAAATCTTTGTCTCTGGGTGTCTCAAGAAAACCATCATCATCCTTAACATCACCAAATTTAGCATATCTCTCTACTTGATTAATTGTCCATGACTTAATTACACTAGAGAATATTGCTCCCTCGCCAGGTGTAATTGCTCTTGCAGTGGTAGTGAGTTGATTATACCCTTTACCTTTGTCTATGACACTGATGCTTATTATCTTACCATTTGACACATTTGCTTTCACTTTACAACCTGTGCCATCTCCAGTGATAATAATATCAGGGGTGCTAAAGAAATTTTCACCACCGTCTTTTACAATTATTTGATCTACACCCCCATCAACAATGAATGGTTGTAGGAATGCTTTCTCCCCAACCACAATGTTGATAAATGGTTTGTAATTGTCATTTATTACAGTCGATCCAAAATCACTGCCTTTCTCACTCACATGCACCCCAAATATATCACCACGTATAACTGGGGTTGCACTTGCATTGTCAGTTGATATACCTTGTCTTCCGCTAATCTCAATAGAAATAGGTGGATCTTGAAATGTATGTGTGCCTAGTCCGTCATTTTTTAATGAAATGTAAGAAGATAATTCTTTATTATTTGATAGTCTAAAACTATCGTCGTTTATTTTATCTACGAAGTACTCTGCGTTATTTGTAAGTCCACCTATGACTGATGTATCTGATGAGTATTTTACTATCTCAGAATTGTTGAATCCATGTGAAGGAATATTGATGGTATCTGTAAATGTATTGATACCTGAGATGGTGCGTAATTCTCTATTTTTAAAGGAACCCTCATCTTCGACTAAAATTTTATCAACTTTTTGTCTTCTTGCGATTGTCTTAAATCTTTGTAATCCACCACCATTTGTTGATAGATCTATTGTGCCAATTCCAGCAAGTGCTTTTGTTTTTGATTCTGACAAATGTATTTGAAAATCATCTATTTTCACAACAAAATATGGGGCAGTGTCTACCAATGAACCTGGTGTAACACCGATTCCAATAGCACTACTTCCATTTACATCATATATTATCTCTTCAGCATCTTTCAGACCATGTGGTTTTGTAAATACAAACCTATCAGTTGCTGTGTTTACTACACCACCTGATGATGTCGCATCAAATTCAACAGTATGATGAACTGTCTTCATTTTTGCCTTTATTACAGCTGTAGTATTATTTCCTCCTGAAATTTTTACGGTAGGTATCTCTTCGTAATCTAGTCCTTCTTTGTCAACTAAAACTTCTCGTAACTTACCCTCTACTTGTGCAATAACAGATGCTCCCACACCAGTATGTCCGTCTTGTGTAACAGATAATCTTGGTGGAGTCACTATATCATAATCTGTGCCTTTATTCAATACTTCAACAGATTGCAAAGGTCCGAAATATACAATGTCCGATGATTTATACGAGTATGCTTCAACACCGTTAACAAATAAACCAACTCCTCCCTGAATAGTTTTTTCTCTATCACCGAATTCGGGCTTGTCAAATTTTCTAAGTAATTTTTGTCCACCCATCTCATTACCAAAGATAGAAAATGGCGTAAGTGTATGAGAAGTTGTTACTCCAATATCATTACCAAAAAATGCTGTAATAAATTGACCTCTCCTTACGTTTTCTCCTGTGTAAGCAAGTTTGACAGTGCTACTATCAACTTTTTTGATAAAATATGCTTCACCCTCATTCAAATTTGTAAGTGTGCCTATACCCGAAGATGAATATACGACTAAATCACCATCATGTAAATTGTGATCAGGTAAATTTATCTCTACTTGTGTGGTTGATATACCTGCATTTGAAAATGTCCTTACTCTTTTTTGTGGATCAATAGGCCAGTGTGGGAGACTGTTTGAAGCAACGTAAGGCACTCCAAATTGAGAATAAGTGTTTTGAACGTCAGCTGTTATACCACCCTGCAGTTTAAGTATTCTTCTAATTTTATATTTTCTGTTTTCATCAAGTGTAGGTACGTTTACTGATATTGAAAATTCATTGTCGTCATCATATACGAAGGTTATACTACCATTAAAAATTATCGAGGGTTGTATTGTATCAATAACTTCAATTTGATCACCCACATATAGTGAAAATTCTTTTGCGGTGAGGATAAAATCATAATTATTTGTATTACGTAATAAGAATGTCTCTACAGCATAAGTTGATGCTGTGTTGTATATCCATGTTTTATATCTTAACTCCTTTTCTATCTTACCTAATTGACTTACGTTTATAATTGAGTCTTCTTGTTGATTGATTGGATCCCCAACAAACTTATTCAACACACCTAATATATTGAAAGTTACAGGAAAACTTAAATCTCCATCTTCATATGAAAATGCGATAATACCAGATTTTACTGTCGAACCTATTCCGCATGGTGATGTAAGCGGATCTACACCTAAAAATTGTGTAAGTGATTTTGATGTGTAGGATATATTTCTATCTTCATAACTTATTCTTCCTGTCGCACCAAATCCAATAGTCGAGTCTACATTCAATACTGTGGATCCCACAGGTGATGATTGTGTTAGGAATGTTTTACCAACTTGCTGAAACTTACCAAAAGTTGTTCCTTTTGATATTGCTATCTTATAATAAGTTTTGCCACCTATGATAGATTTCTCAACATTGTAAATTGAACCACTTGTTTGTAAGGGGATTGTCTCTTGCACAAGACTCTGACCCGTTATCTTAAGTGGATTACCAGAAATCAACTCACATAATAATACATCATTTACAATATAATCAGCGTCTGATGGACTTATGATAAATTTTGATGGTTGAATCATTTCAACCTTCTCAGCATATAGTGCTCCGAATAATATTTTAAATGCCTCTTCAGTTCCTTTTGATTTGTAAAAATCTTTTGATTGTCTTATAAAATTAGATTGATTGAGTTTTTCATCTAATTTTCTTTCAGCAAATCCTGATAGTACTTGTTTCTTAAGTTTTTTTAGAAATTCTTGTAAGAAAACATTACTAAGATTATGTACTCTAGCACTCACACCATGTGTTGATATACCAGTATTGGAAAATGTGAGATATTCAGGTTCATTAGTTTTGTTATTGTTTTCAATACCACTGAAACCTCTTACACAACCCTCAAATGTCGTTGAACCTATACCTGTGTATGTAATAATCTCATTATCAATTTTTAATAAACCGTATTGGTTAGGCCAACCATTTGTTGAATCGACATAAATTATATCATCATTTGGTCTTGTATATCGAGTGATTGAGGTAAAACCAATGAGATTTCGAGTGTTTAAAAAATCTAAACTTTTGTACTCAACAAGATTTTCAGCGATATCTATAGCACCACCTTGATACTCTTGAGAAATATAATACTGTTTTAGAAAATCTCCAAAAAGAGGATTCTCATTGTCAATTACCTCTGGTATTTGACTTTCAATTATTTCATATATTTTGACTTTTGTTAATGATGTCTGTATCATTAGTATCCGTATCCACTACTACTGCTTGAGGATGATGATGAAGATGACGACGATGTTGTCGATGTCATTGACGTGCTAGTTGTCGAACTATCTATAGGGGCACTGTCAGCAGCAATTCCTAAACTCTCTGCCTTGGTAGCGTATATGGTGTCATGAGGAGTGGAAACATGGAACGCACCAACCATTTTCTTACCTGTATTTGGGTGAAAGTGAAAAGGTCCGTAGTAAGGATTTCCGTTCACGTATCCAACTAAATTTGAGGTGCTCGCTGAGCTTGTTATGATTGCACCTCTTACTTTTGCACCATTACTATAACTTGATTGTGGGTCATATCTTGTACCAGATGTATTTGCCCCCGTAGATATAGGATCCTCTCTCATAAAGAAATTACTATTCGATACATCAAATTGAAGATATAGTTCTTTTCTTGCAAGCACATCATTTGATTGTGGCACTGCTTGTATTTCAATAATGTTGTCAGGTAATAATGTGCCTGTAATATTCACAGTGTCAATTATGACCTCACCTTTTTTATAATCTACAGAACCAAATGTCGTGGATAAAATTTTGACTTTTGAATCTCCATCAATTTGAAAAAGAAATAATTTACCTTTATCCGTGCCAGGTGTGTGTTGATCTGAAAAATACACCGTGCCTGAAACATTTGACACGTTGAAACCTGTAGATTTAATGTTATAACTGGATTCATTTCTATGAAATGTATTGTCAAAACATATTTCATACTGACTGAATACGTCTAATTGTGCCACTAAATTTCTTCTAATTCTTATTGTAGTGATATTTGAAGTGATAGAATCACTTACTCGGTCAATGAGAGATAAAACTTTACTATACTTAAATCTACCTCCAAATTTATTCAATTCTGTTCCACTCGCAAAAGCAGTCATAGCAGTTATCACATCACTTCTTAAGTTTTGCGTATCACCTACGAAGTTTGCGTTATAGTATACATGAGTGTCAAGTTCAACGTATAAAAATTTCAAGTCAATAATCTCTGGCACTATGCCTGCCACAGAATAATTTTTTAATGATGTAAGTATCTGTTTTTTAGTAAATTCTGATAAAAACGATCCGTTTTTTGGTTTTGCTGCGATAAAAACTCTACCGTATTTTGGAGGTGACAACTCCTCACCACCAAAGGCACTTATTGATTCTATATTAGGGTACACTGATGGAACAATTGCTTCATAATCATTTGCTGTGACTGCTCTGTGTTGTGAAGAGTATAGTCTAGGTGCATAATACCTTATACTTCTTACATCTTCTATATCATCACCATTTTGTGATGGAAATTGTGGTATAATAGATGTTGATATTTCTGTTTCAGTAACATTATTTTCATCAGTCACTGTTCCAGAAAATGATAATCTTCTTACACCATTTCCGTCCTTACCTTCAGTTTTAATATAAGATATCTCTATCAAATTTCCATTAGATAATTTTTTTCCAAAAATATTATCACCAAATAATACTTCATACTTTTCATCAGTGGTTTCTTGAATTAGATATATGTTTGAGGTTGAAGTTATGCCAATTATATTATCAACTAATTTATATTCTTCTGATGTAGTGCTTGAATTATTCTCCCTTACCTTCACTCTTATGGTTGAAGTATCAATACCATTATTAGGTAAAATATATCTTTGATTGGGAAGAGAATCATTTACGACAAATCTTGATTCTAAATATTGTCCTTGAAAAACTTCAATTACACCAGTTGATTGACCCTCTGTAGCGGAAGCTGTCAATTTCTCAGGTATAGAGAATAAAAAATTAATATTTGATACACTCCCATTTCCTATCAAACCAGGTTGAAAAGTAATTGTATTTGTAGTAGTTGTTATTCCAGACATAGCATAATCAACCAACATTCTCGCTGCTCTTTTTGAACGAGGCACGTAACCTATATTTCTTGCTAGTGATACTACGTTCTCTCTAAGTGTAGCACTGTCTATAAATGTTTCGTTTACAACTGCGTTAGTATTATATGCTGTGGTGTATGAATTATATGCAAGCAAATTTACAATAACAGAAAGATTTGACCCCTCAAAATCCATGTCAGTGAAATTTGAGTTTTGTCTTAAGTAATCTTTTATTGAGGTTTTGATGTCCTCAAAGTTTAGATTTGTAAATTGTTGCAGTGCCATTATAACCTTGTGGGTTCTAGAATAAAATTGACAGTTTGTGAAGGAGCAGAGAGTCCAATAATTTCATAATTTATAGTAACATCAATTGCATTTTGATCGGGAAAGGTTTGAAAATCAACTTTAGTCAAATTGACTCTTGGTTCAAAGTTACTAATTACAGTCTCAATCCGAGTTCTCAATGGATCAATATAATCACCATTCGCTAATTCAAATAGTGAATTAGAAATGTTTGTGCCTACGAGTTCATTGAAAAAAACTTCACCTCTTATCGTACGAACTAAATTTTGCACAGAACGTTTTATGGCATCCTCATTTCTTAATGCAAGAATGTCATTTGTTACTGGATGTCTTTTAAAGGATAAGGAGATATCCTTGAATCCTTGTGAAAACCTTTGTGTGGGCACTACAAATTATAGTCTGGGTATATTTATCATTATTTAGAGACAAAAAAGACCCCTATTGGGGGTCTTCTTCATGCCCAAGATATCTTACCTCTATTTCATCAGGGTGAGGAAACCCTTCTTTGTAATAATCATCTGCCAGTTCTTGCGTAATATCAAGCATCTCCTCCTCTGATATTTGACTAAATTCTTTACTCCCTTTGATGTAAATATCGTACAATTCCATAGCAGTTATATTGGTCATCACCGCTATCTATATGATTCTAGTTTTCTCATGACCTACTCTGCACTGAGGATCTATCCATATCTCGTACCCTGCTTTGATTGCATCAAGACAGAATGACACATCCTCACCACACATATCTTGTACTTCACCTGAGTCAAATACCTGCATTTGAGGAGCGAACCAAGGATACTTCATATCTTTATGTTCAAACACACCCTTTTTGATAAGTAACCAACCAAACCCAGAGTAATCAACAGTGAATGGTTTACGACGTTTTACAATACCATCTACCATCTCGTGATTCATCACACCGCCATTTTCTTTGAAATCATCCTCTTCTAACCAATGTGCACATGAAGTGGTTCTACCATCCTCTGTAGCATACCAACCACCTGCAATATCTTTATCCATTGCTATAACTCTATAAAAGTTTTCGAGGTTGAATACAATGTCGCTGTCTATCCACAGTTGATAGTCATAGTTTAGTTTACCGTCCCAAGGTAATTGATCAGGTCCTCTTAGCACATTTGCACCTAAAACTTTGCATCTTGCAAAATTAACCATAGAACTATAGTCTTGTGCAATTTGAATGTTTGCCCCATTCTGTACCAATTCAAAACAGAGTGATACAAAATTCTTTAGAAAAATGTATGATACACCTCTACCAGGTAAACAGAATACAATACTCTTACCCTTGATAAGTTGTT